AGAGAACTCATCTGACGGTGGTGCAGGTTGTGTAATCGTTTACGCTTATTCTTAAAAACATGGCAAATTTTTCACTAGTAGAATCAGCACATACTGGGGCAAACGGAGTTGTTCTAGATATTGTTGATGATGAATCAAAAAAGATGGAAGTACATTCCAACTATAAATGGGTTGCTGGCCCTGAGACTTGGGATAGTGCAAAGGGTTCTATTGATTATGAATATGACTCTACAGCAGCAGAAGGAAGTCAGATCACAGCAAAACCAGATTTCACACCAGACTATAGTATTCTCAGGAGAGAAGAAGGATATAATATTATGTCGGAGCAACTAGATCAACTCTGGCATGACGTTGATGATGGCAAGTTTGGAGACGCTGCAAAGACTGGCACATGGTATCTTGGAGTCAAGAGTACGAAAGACGCATATCCAAAGGGTTGACACCCGACTCAAAATCCATTATAATACGAGGGTTCACTTGGTAAAACCAATGCCCTCTTTTATTTTGACCGCTACTGACGAAGACGGAACTGTCACTACGAAAGAATTTGAAGGTACACTCATCCAAGATGTAGTGGAAAAGACCTCAGATTTCTTGCATGGTGTTGGTTATGTTTTTGAAGATTTGATTGTTGATGAAGGCGAAGTCGAAACTGAAAGTACAGACTGGACGCTGACTGATTACGTCAAAGAATATCAAGAAAGCGTAGCAACCGAAACCGAGGTGTGATCACACATCTCATATATACAATGTAGTTTACTTTAGACTGAAATCTAAGTATCAATGGGTAAGACATTTAGACGTGGTGGTAGCGAAAAAGGTTACTACTCCTATGGCAAATCTATCCGAGATAAAAGGACTCGGAACTCAAAATCAAACTTCCTCGAAGACACAAATGGCAACTACAAGTCAAAAACAAACAGAAACAAAAGATTCAACGCAAACGTCCAAGAAGACGATTGGGGATGATATTGATTTCTACGAGGAGATCGAGATTGATGACAGTTCTGAAGTAGACAACGACTTAGATTACACAACTCAGTACTAATGCTATCAGAACAAGATGAAACCTATAATCGTGGTTTGACTCTGTTTGAAGAGTCTTTGCACAAACCCGATCATGCCCTCAGAGCATGTGCGAGAAACCAAACATGTCTTGATGAACTCTTGCAAATCCGAGATCATGTATTAGAATACACGAAGTCATTACGGAGAAAGGATTGAGTTACCTCTATCACAGTGCATTGTTTGACATTGACGAGAAGACTCTACTTAAAGAGTCTCTCGTTAAATACGTTTCGTACTTGCAAAAGCGTTACTTTAAAGAGAAGAATATCTCTGAAGAGTTTTATCATCAACAAATGAAACACATTGAATCGATTGTAGGCAAACTGCATTTGAATGATCTCTATAAACTATGACTATCGAAATGTTTTGTCCTCAATGGTATTACGTTGAGACAGTTCCAGTTGAATATCAAAAACAGATCGAAAAATTATTTGAACCGCACATCAGGGACGAGAGTATCTACAAAGAATCCCCTTGGGATTGTAACTGTCTGACTACATTTCAGTCAGAGGGTAATCTTACTCTACCTTGGAATGACTGGTTAGAATGTTGTAGGTCAACACTTGATAAGTTGATAGATGAAATGCAACCTAAGATCGACATCGAAGTCGTACCTCAGGAAGCATGGGCAAATCTATATAATAAAGGTATGCATCAAGAATACCATACTCATGATCTACCATTTTGTAATTTGAGCATGTGTTATTTTTATGATGTGCCTGACGGAGACCCTCTGTTTCGTTTCGTATATAATGAACATGACCGATATAAAAAGTCTGGTCTAAGCGAAGCATTTGATATGCCGATTCAAACTAGAATCATCCCTAAGGCAACTAAAGGCGATCTTATTATATTTCCCTCGCATTATCCTCATTTCGTTGCTCCTAACGTCTCTGAGACCCCTCGTATCACATTCTCAGGTAACCTGTACGTTGTGCCAAATGACAAAGCGTCACAGATGACCCCCAAACCATAATATTCATGCTATGATTACTCCTGTAAACAAACCTCAAGGAAGTGTCGGGATTATTAAATCCATTAAAAAGGCACTCAAAGAGGCAGACAAAAACCCATTCCTTTATACTAATGAAGAAATCAGGACGCTCAAACGCAAAAAACGTGAGTGGCAAGACCTCGAACGTAGAGCAAACATTGAAGAACGCAATGGGTTCGGTCAGTACCTATAAACTGGACAATGTAGACATCGAGTATAATAGTACTTTCGATTGTGTACAAGAGAACGAAGATGACTGGATTTCCAGTTGCTTGGGTTCTGAATATGATGTAGTAAACTCACTCTATTAAATATGACGCAGACTACTTCCTATCACATCTACTACGATGACAAAGTTTTATTTAAGAACTTAGATCTAGAAGAGTTCAGTATGATATGGAGTAAGATCTATCGGTCTTATCACACAGACAGTCTTACATACGCTATCTGTAGGGATGAAGACTTATCAACACTCGAACAAAGTTACTAATGAGAGTCAGACTTGAACCCCGAAAAGGTAATCGGGAAGCAGAAGAAATGTTCCGTTATCATTTACATCGTGACGGATATGTTCATGTGACTGAACGTCTCGATAGATGGTATGTTTTTCATCCAAATGCCAACACAGGTTTTTGGGTACATCCAACAAAAGACCCTAATTGGATTATGCACAAATGAATGCTTACAAGATTATCTACCATAATAAGAACACACCTTGGGACAAGACTGAGATCATTACTATGGGAGAAGAATCAACGTATCATGTCATGGAACTATTCAATGAGGATGTTAATTATGATGTACATTGTGTTAGATCAGAGACATTGCTGACTAAATAATATCAGTCAGCGAATGCTACACACAAGAGGACAACAAGATGCACTAAACCCCATAACTTTGTTATGGTAATCATGTTCTTAAGTGAGGTACAATGCATAACATTTTTACACACAAACAAACTCCAGAGTTCAATCACTTCCACGCTGATACATACGAAAATGAGTTATGGAACGACTATTTCGATTGTTTAGTTGATTCCGCAAACTTAAAACACAACCAATCAGCAAAACGTATCTGTCGGTACTTGGTTCCAGACGAGGACTGGGCAGACTAGACCAATCGAAGAACTGTCACATGACCCCTTGTATGGGGTCATTTTTTATGGCATACTATTCATAGTTAAGAAAAACACATGTCAACCAACGCACGAATCGGACTAAAACTAGCAGATGGTTCAATCCTATCAGCATATCATCATTGGGATGGTTATCCTGAGTGGTTGGGTGTTACTCTCAATGAGCAGTATAATACAAAAGAGAAAATTGCTGAACTTATTGATGGTGGTAACATGAGTTCATGTTGGTCAGATAATGTATATGACTATGATAAGCAAGAGTTCGTAAAAAGAGACCCTCAACCAGAATATTACGGTGGAGATAGTGAAGCACCAAAACTAAGTAAGGACTTCGTAGAGTTTACAGAGATTTCTAACTCAGGCGAAGAGTTCTTGTATGTCTTTGAAAATGGTTGGAAGGCATATTCTATTGATGAGAAATATGACGAGAACTATAATATAATTGATCGAAGCATCAATCCAGTCTCAATCCCAGAGGCATAGGACAGTTACCAAACTGTACCAAACCCCTTGACACGAGGGGTTTTTTCCTGTATATTATTAGTATTGAAACATTCGTTATGAAACTTCGACCACATCAGCAGCGAGCATTCGATAGAATGCAGCAGTATGATATTGGTAAGGTCATTGTGCCTACAGGCGGTGGCAAAACTTACATCATGATTGCTGATCTAGTCGAACAGCATCGCACTCGATACGATTCAATGACAGTTGTTGTTGCACCTCGTATCCTATTGGCAAACCAACTTTGTGCAGAGTTCACAGAGTTTATTACAGGTGCAGAGATTATGCACGTCCACTCAGGTGAGACACATTATCTCTCAAGCACTAAAGTTGATGAGATTCAGCAGTTCGCATGTCGTGATAAGCATAAGATCATCTTCACTACATATCATTCTTTGCATCGTGTAGTAGATGCAGGTATCAAAGTTGATACTGTTTACTATGATGAAGCACATAATGGTACTGGTAAGCACTTCTTTATTGGTGTTGAGGGTATGGTAAGGCGAGCAACTCGTAGGTTCGCATTTACAGCAACCCCTAAGGTTGGACGTGGTGCCACTAAGAATCGTGGTATGAACAACTCACAAGTATGGGGACAGACTCTTGAGAATGTACCCGCAAAAGAGTTGATCGAAGCAGGTGCTATCCTACCCCCTAAAGTTGTTCCCTTTAAGACTGATCGAGTCAGGGACAAGTCTAACAACTATCAAGTCGATGCAGACAACTTGATGGATATTC